AAGTTCAGGCAGTTGAAGGCCCAGGGCTACATCGTGGACGGCACAGCGTGGGTCGATCCTGAGAAAAATGACACGCTGAGCCTGGCCGCCGGCAAGCTCTACATCGACTACGACTACACCCCGGTCCCGCCGCTGGAAAATCTGATGTTCTACCAGCGCATCACCACCAATTATCTGAGCCAGCTGGTGGCATAAGGAGTAACTGACCATGGCCCTGCCCAAGACCATCAAGAACTTCAACATCTTCATCGACGGCTTCGGCTATACCGGGCGCGTCGAAGAAGTACAACTGCCGAAGCTCGCCCGCAAGATGGAGGAATACCGCGCCGGCGGCATGTCCGGCCCGGTCGACATCGACATGGGCCTCGAAAAACTCGAGGCCGAGATCACCATGGCCGAGATCAGCCGCGAGCTGCTGCTGCAGTTCGGCGTATGCGGCGTGGATGGCGTGCTGATGCGCTTCCGTGGCGCGGCCGTGACCGACGACGGCAGCTGCGACACCACCGCCATCGAGATCGTCATGCGCGGACGTTTCAAGGAGATCGACATGGGGTCCGTGAAGGGAGGCGACAAGACCAGCATGAAGCTGTCCGCCAGCCTCAGCCGCTACGAGTACCACGAGAACGACATCCCCCTGATCATCCTCGACCCGGTGAACATGGTGGAGATGGTCGGCGGCGTGGATCGACTGGCTGAGCAGCGCAATGCGCTGGGCGTGTGAGGTGAGCCATGAATAACGTGACCATTACCCTGAGCCATCCCATCCAGCGCGGCGAGAAGCTGATCGATGCCGTAACCCTGCGCAAGCCGAAGACTGGCGAGCTGCGCGGGCTCAAGCGGATGGACCTGCTGCAGCTGGATGAGACGCAGACTGCAGCGCTGCTCACCCGCATCAGCGAACCCGCGCTGACCGATGCCGACATCGCCGGCATGGACATCGAGGACAGCACCAAGCTGATGGTGGAGGTGCTGGCTTTTTTCACAGGCGCGCCATCCCCGAGTGCATCGATGATGTGATGGCCGAACTCGCGGTGCTCTGCCACTGGTCGCCGCGAGACATGATCGACATGGATGTTGACGATCTGCTCGACTGGCACGCGCGCGTGATCGCCGTTCACAACCGCATCAACGGCGGCGAGTGAACAGCCCGATGATCAGCATGGGGATGCCGATGACGATGCCCGTCAGCACGTACATGAACACGGCCATGAAGATCACGGCTCCTGCGCCTTCCTGGCTGTCTGTCAGCCACGCAATCACAGGCACGGCTGGGAACAGCCAGAACGCCATCACGGTGGACAGCGCCTTCTTAAGCGGCGGCATGGCCGCGAAGTCTTCTGAGCTCGGCATGGTGACACCTACATGAGTTCGACAGCCCTGGCCTTGGGCCTGACCCTTTCATTCTACGACAAGCTGAGCGCGCCACTGAAGGCCGCGCGCGGCACGCTCAATAGTACCAGCAAGGCCGCGGGCGAGTTGCAGGAGCAACTCTCGGAGGCTGCTGGTCTGTCCAAGCAGTTGGCCCGCTTCGATGCGATGAAGCTGAAGACGCTTGAGTACAACGAATCGATCGCCAAGGCCAAGCAGCGCGTGGCCGATCTTTCCGCGCAGATCGCATCATCCGAGAAGCCGAGCAAGAAAATGGAGTCTGCGCTCGGAGCGGCCAAGCGACAGCTTGAGCAGCTTTCCGAAGGCAGCTACCGGCATCGCGCGCGGATGCAGGAGATGCAGCAGACTCTCGAGAAGGGCGGTGTATCCACCAAGCGCCTCTCTGCGGAGCAGGCCCGGCTGCGCGGCGAGATGGACCAGCTGACCACATCGATCAAGCACCACAACGAAGCCGCCGCGCGCGCTGCGCAGGTGCGCGAGCGACTGAACAAGGCATCGACCATCGCGGCGGCTGGCGGAGCGGCCGCAGTTGGCGTCGGCATGGCCGCGCGCCCGCTGTTCGATAGCTCCGTCCGCGCCTTCGCCGAGCTGGAAAATGCCTCGGTCAGGCTGAAGTCATCCATGACCGACGCGACCGGGCAAATATCGCCGCTGTTCACGCAGATCGACGGGCTGGCCAAGGGCCTCGGCGCGGCCCTGCCAGGCACCACGCGCGATTTCTACGCCATGTTCGAGGTCATGCTGAACAGCGGTGTTGGCGCGCAGTCCATCATCGACGGCGTGGGCGAGTCCGCCGCCAAGCTGGCCGTGGTGCTGAACGTGAGCTATGACGAGGCGGCTAAGGCCGTCTCGCGCCTGAAGAACGCCACCGGCGTGGCAGACGGCGAAATGCTCGGCTTCCTGGACACGGTACAGCGCACCAAGAGCCTGGGCGTGGACCTGGGCGAAATGGAGTACGCCTTCAGCCGCTCCGCGGGCAAGCTCAAAGAGCTGAACATCCAGGGCCTCGGTGCCGCCAACACCATGAGCGTGCTCTATGCATCATGGATTCGATCTGGTCTGTCCGGGGAAACCGTAGGCACCGGGTTCGCGTCCGCCCTGAACTCCATGCAGCAGCTCGCCTTTGGTACAAGCAAGAAGAGCGCCGAGGCGCGCGAGATGCTGCAAGGCCTCGGCATCCAGCTGCGCCTGTTCGATGGCAAGGGCAACTTCAAAGGCGTGGAGAACATGGTCAGCGAGCTGGACAAGCTCCGCACGCTCGACCCCGCCGACCTGAATCAGGTGCTCACGCAGATTTTCGGCACCGGCACAGACGCGCAGATGGTCGCCGCGCTGATCAAGGATGGGCGGGACGGGTTCGACAAGCTGACCTCCGAACTGAATGCAAAGGCCGGGCTGGCCGCCAAGGCTGACATGCAGACCGCCACGCTTGCCAACCTGTGGGAGGCCGTGAGCGGCACATGGGACAACCTCAAGGCCAAGCTGATCGGCAGCATCCAGACTGAACTCAAGGGCGCCATCGGCATGATCGGCCAGTTTCAGGGCTGGCTTGATGGGATCATGACCCGCTTTCCGGAGGCGACCAAGCACGCCGCCACGCTGCTGACCGCGCTGGCGATCTTCGCGCCCGTGGTCGGCGGTCTTGCAATCGGCATTGCAGGGCTGTTGCGTGTGATGGCCTTCGCCGGGCCCGGCTTCGCCGTCATGGCCACGGCAGGCCGCGCCGTAGGCGCAGCCATCATGTTCATCGGCCGTGCCCTGCTCATGAACCCCATCGGGCTGATCCTGACCGGCATTGCCACGGCGGCGTTCCTCGTGTGGCAGAACTGGGACACGGTGAAGGGATGGCTGGTCGGCGCGTGGGAGTGGATCAAGGGCGCGGCCGTGAGCATGGCCAACGGCATCAAATGGGCCTTCCTCAACATGACCCCCGTGGGCATGGTCATCCAGCACTGGGACCAGATCAAGACCACGGTCGGCGGGTTCGTGGACTACATCGCCGGGCTGCCGTCGCGCATGCTGGAGTACGGCAAGAACATTGCCCAAGGCCTTGCGGACGGGGTCAAGGGCGCGCTCGGCTCCGTCCGTGACAGCGTGGTCGGCATGGCCGATGGTTCGGTCGGTTGGGTGAAAGAAACGCTCGGCATCCACAGCCCGTCCAGAGTATTCGCCCAGCTGGGCGGCTACATATCCGAAGGCCTCGGCGTGGGCATCAGCGACAAGGCTCAGCTTGCCCTGCAGGCGGCTGGACGGCTTGGTGCGATGCTTCCAGGTGCGCTACCCACGGCGCTGGCCATGGGCGTCACCGCCGGGGCCGCCGTGGCATCGCCCGGTATGGCGGCCACTGGCGCGAACGCTGGCACCACCACCATCATCAACATCAGCGTGACCGCACCGGCGGGCACGGACGGCCAGGCGCTGGCCAAGCTGGTGGCGCACGAGATCGAGAAGATCCAGCGCGGCCAGACCGCCCGCGCCCGGGGCCGCCTGTATGACGAGGTCTGATCCATGAGCCATCCACTCGCCGTCCTTGGTCGTTTCGTGTTCGGATTGCGCACAGCACCCTTCGACCAGCTGCGCAGGTCCACCGCCCAGCGCATCGCCAGCAACAACCGCTTCGGCCAGATTGCCGCGCACCAGCACCTCGGGCCAGGGGATGAATCAATCACTCTCAGCGGCACCCTGATGCCGGAGCTGACCGGCGGGCCGTCCACGCTGGACGACCTGCGATGGATGGCCGATCAAGGTC